CCCTCATACATCGCGGACCCGTGGGAAGACTTTGGAACGAGTACAGCCTCTGGCAAATCCGCCGCAACCCCGCCTACCGTGAGTTCTTCCAAGACCGCAGTGAGTAAGTACAGCCCGTCCCATTACCAACGAGGCCAGATACAGGTATGGGACTTCATCATTGATCAGGGCCTAGACTTTCTGGCCGGCAACTGCATCAAGTACATATGCCGCGCAGGCCACAAAAGCCATGAATCCGAGTTGGATGACTGGCTCAAGGTAAAGGCCTACGTCGACAAGAAAATCTCAACCCTCCAACAAAGCACCGACCGATGAGCTACAGCCACTACGATCAGGCCATTGAGTTCCGCACCCTCATGGGTCAGCCCCTGGACATCCCCAACGAAGAAGTGGGGCAGTTTCAGTTTGAGCTGATCGGCGAGGAGTTTGACGAGCTGGCCCAGGCCGTCCCCAACTCCGAGAACGAACTCAAGGAGCTGGCCGACCTGGCCTACGTCTGCTACCAGTTCGCCGCCGCCAAGGGCTGGGACCTCGATGAGGCCCTGGACCGCGTTCACGACTCCAACCTCAGCAAGCTGGTTGATGGTCGTCCCATCCGTCGTGAAGACGGCAAGGTCCTGAAGGGCCCCAACTACCAACCCCCCGTTCTCGCCGACCTTCTCTGATCTCCATGTCCACCACCTCGCCCATCGCCCGCACCGGTCGCATTCAGAGCTGGATCGACAACCCAAAAAGCCGACTGCCCGTCAGCTGCACCGTCTTCGTTGTGGAGGACAGCATGGAAGGGCCGGAAGGCATTGAAGCCTCTTGGCGCTTTGCTTCCCACGCCCTCCGTAATGGAGCAGGCTGTGCGATCCACCTCAGTAACCTTCGCCCTGAGGGACACGACAACGGCCTCGGCCTGACCGCCTCTGGACCGGTGTCCTTCGCTCGCATCTACTCGGCCATCAACGAGACGCTGCGACGTGGTGGTGTCTACAAGAATGGGGCCGTGGTCATCCACCTGGATTACACCCACCCGGATGCAATCAAGTTTGTCACAGCCAAGCGGTCAGATCTGCCTTGGGTCAAGCGGTGTCTCAATGTCGACAGTCGTTTTCTTGCGGACGCCAGTCCTGAGCTTATTGATGCAACCTTAGACGGCATCAAAAAGGGAGACATCTGGCTCAACAAAATCCGTTACGACGAAAACGGCCTGCGCATTTACGGCAACGTTTGCCTGGAGGTTTATCTCCCGTCCAGGGGCACCTGTCTTCTTCAGCACATCAACCTTGGCGCCTGTGCGCCCCAGGAGCTTCCCCAGGCCTTCGTCAGGGGCATGGTCGAGCTGATCGATCTTCACGGGCGTACCGGAGTGGGTGACACTGGTGAGTACCTCGATTCGTCTGTGGACCGTCAGGTGGGTCTTGGCCTTCTGGGCTTGGCCAACTTCCTGGCTCAAAACAAAGTCAGCTACAAAGAGTTTGGCCATGCACTTGACCGTCATTACACCGGCGCACCGGAGCCAACGGAGCCGGCGGATCTGCTGGTGGCGTACCTGGCACAAGGCATCCATGAGGCTGCAGATGTGGCTCGCCGCGCTGGGATGTGCCGTGCATTCGCTATCGCGCCTACAGCGAGCTGCAGCTATAAGTACACTGATCTGCGTGGCTACACTACGGCCCCAGAGCTGGCCCCTCCTATCAGCCGTCATGTTGATCGTGATTCTGGGACGTTTGGAGTTGAGTCATTCGACTACCCGTCAGATTGTGAAATCGCATCGGAGGTTGGCTGGGAAGACTACAAACGTGTAGTTGATGGCGTTGTCCGTCTGTACCGTGAGACCCTGCTGTTCCATGGATACAGCTTCAACAGCTGGAGTGATGTCGTCACCTACGACGAATCGTTCCTGAAAGAGTGGCTCGACTCGCCACAAACGTCGCTGTACTACGCCCTTCAGGTACTACCTGATACCCAAGCCAAAGACGATGCTCTGGCTGCTCTTGATGAGAGCTACCATGAGTTCTTCAAGTTCGATGAGACCGCTTCCACCTCACCGGATGACGATGAGGAGGTTGAGGGTTTCTGTCCCATCTCGTGTACTTCCTGCTCAGAGTAATGTCTCAGTCTCCCTACGCCCAAGTTGTTTCCCGTAAACGCAAATGGACTCCGGTGGCTGTCCAGAAGGGCCACCTCGTGGATGGTTCAGAGCAAGCCATCCACCGTGCCCTAGCCCTCCGTCACCTGGAGCTGCCAGTCTCTGAGTTCCTCAAGCAGGGACTGGAGAAGGAGCTTCCCAAGACCCAGGGCGTGGTGGAGGCCCTCCAGTCCAACATCCTGGACGAAGAGCGTCACGATCAAGCCCTGGAGTATGTGGTGGCCGCCCACGGTACTGATGCAAAGGCCGAGGCCGAAGGTCGTCACATTCTCAAGGCCTGGCTGGAAGCGCCTGAGCATCCCATTCTCAAAGCCGCAATCCTCGAACGAAGTGTCTTCTTTGTCCTCCTCCCCTTCTACCGGTTCAACGGCGACATCGGCATCCGCACCACTGCTGCCGACATCAGCCGAGACGAGCAAACCCACGTTGCCATCCACAGCATGGTCTGCTCAGAGCTCGGCCTACGGTCCACACGCAGCCTCGATCGACTTCGCCGAGCGACTGTCGGATGGGTGATGGAGGGTCTTTCTTCCACCGAAAACAAGTACCTCAGCAGCAACTTCTGGCTGTCCCAATCCGACTCACTCTACGAGCGCGGCAAGGCTCCTGGTCTGTCTGACACTCAACGTGCCCGGATGCCTGCGTTCTTTGAGGCAGCCAACACCGACCTGCCACAGTATGGATGACTTTTATCAAGAAGTCGAATCGGACAACATCCCACTGGCCTCCGTGGTCTCGGGGGATGTAAGCCTCGATCGACTCATTGAGGAGCTGACTGACCGGTGGCCAGACCGCACACCCCGCACCGAGATCAGCTCCTTTGACCTGGGCCGCCTGGCCGGGGCGATGGAAGTGATCGACTTCATCAAAGCCAAAAGAAACAGGTGATCCATGTGTACTGTCCCCGGTAACTACAGCCAGAGCGACCAAGCAAAGAGTCGCAATCAAGGCTACGACCAAATGGATGAGAGATACCGACGCTGGACGCAGGAAGACTTACAGCGCACTGGTCAGTTAGGTGGCATTGACTCCCAAGTTCAAGCCTCAGAGCAGCGGTTTAATCAGCAGAAGCAATCCATGGTTTCAGCGGAGCAGAATCGGACTCCGTCTCTGTTATCATCTATGCGCCTCATGCAGCTGAATAAGCAGACTTTCAACGCAGATCAAATGAGGCAAGATCTGATTCGCGAAGCTGCCCTGAAGCGCATCGAGTCTGGGGTCTACAACCGCCCCACTGGTGGTGCTGATTCCGTGGCTCCTCAACAAGCCGTGTCAGTGATCGGTGGCGGATCTGGCAAAAGCCGTGGTGGCACTTCCGGTGTCGCCAGCAGCACACGCCCTCCGGCCACTAATTCTTCTCCTACTGGAGTCAAACTCAACATTGGTTCTTGAATATGTGCATGTCTCGTCCACAGGCTCCAGCGATGCCTCCCATCACGATGCCCACTCCGCCTCCGCCTCCGCCGATGGCACCTCCGCCGCCGGTTGATTTGAATGCGGCGAAACCAGCCAGGGTGGAGCAGCGCTCGACTCGTTCACGCAAGCGTCAAGCCGGCATGGGCCCCAGCAGCCTGGCCATCCCTCTGGCTCAGGGAAGCAAGCCCAACATCCCTAACTGACTATGAAGCAGACATCAGCAGCAGATCGCTATGCCAAGCTGACTGGTGATCGGACCATCTTCCTCGACACCGCACGGGAATGCGCCAAGCTGACCCTGCCCCATTTGCTGACCCCCACGGGAGTTGTCAACGGGCAGAAGCTGCCGACCCCTTGGCAGTCTGTTGGAGCCAAAGGCGTCAACGTCATGGCTTCCAAGCTGATGCTGAGCCTCTTCCCTATCAGTGCAACCTTCTTCAAGTTGCAAGTCAACGATGGAAAGCTGGCATCCGACCCGAAACTTGATGCCAAGATCAGATCTGAAATTGACCTGAGCCTCTCCAAGATCGAGAGGATCGTCATGCAGCACATCGCCGAGTCCATGGACCGGGTGTTCCTGCATCAAGCCCTCAAGCATCTTGTCGTGACCGGCAACGTGCTGATCTTCCTTGGGAAGAAAGGCATCAAGCTCTACCCCCTTGACCGCTTCTGCGTGGTTCGCGACGGCAATGGCCGTCCCACGGAGATCATCACGGTCGAATCGATCAACCGCCAGTTCCTGCCCAAGGAGTTCCAGAAGGCAACCGAGAAGCGAACCAACCACACTGGAGACAACACCCCCACCCCTTCGGTCGACGTGACCGTGGGCGAGGATGAGGTGGCCGTCTACACCTGGGCCAAGCTGGTCGACAACCAGTGGAAGTGGCGCCAGGAGGTGGATGGTGAAATCCTTCCAGAATCACAGGGTAGTGCCCCCACCGGCAAGACCCCTTGGCTTCCTCTGCGCTTCAACGTGGTGGATGGTGAGGACTATGGCCGTGGTCGCATCGAGGAGTTCCTCGGCGATCTGAAGTCCCTGGAGGGGCTGATGCAGGCCATGGTCGAAGGATCGGCCGCCGCGGCCAAGGTGGTCTTCCTGGTGGCCCCCAGCGCCACTGTCAAGCCCAGCACCCTGGCCAAGGCCGGCAACGGCGCCATGATCCAGGGCCGCGAGGGCGACGTGTCTGTCATCCAGGTGGACAAGCGGGCCGACTTCGGTACCGTCCTCCAGATGATCCAGATGCTGACCCAGCGGCTGTCTGAGGCCTTCCTGATCCTCAACGTTCGGGACTCCGAGCGCACCACTGCCGAGGAGATCCGCATGACCCAGCAGGAGCTCAACGAGCAGCTGGGGGGCATCTACGGCAACCTCAGTGCCGAGCTGCTCCGGCCGTACATCGACTGGAAGCTCTTCACGATGCAGAGGGACAGGAAGTTCCCGAGGCTGCCCCCGGGCGTCGTGATGAATGTGATCGCAGGTCTCGAGGGTGTTGGCCGTGGCCAGGACCGGGAAGCCCTGGTGATGTTCCTGACGACCCTGCAGCAGTCGATGCCGCCGGAGGTGGTGATGCAGTTCATCAACCCCGAGGAAGCCTTCAAGCGCCTGGCAGCCTCTATGGGCATCGAGACCCTCAATCTCATCACCACTGAAGCAGAGCGGTCCCAGCAGGTCCAGCAAGGCCAGCAGCAGCAGATGACCCAAAGCATCATGGGCCAGCTTGGTCAGCTCACCAAGGCGCCCATGGTCGATCCAACCAAGAACCCTGAAGTCACCGACGCACTCCGAAATGCCATCAGCAACCAAGGAGCCCAGCCGGCCCCAGGAGCCCAGCCCTCAGCGGCAGCCCCAGGAGCCCCAACCCAGTGAGCCCCTGAACCCAGCCGACTACGAGCTGGAACCTGAAACCATCGAGGCCACCCCCCGCCGCAAGCCGGCAGGCAAGCCCCAGGTCAAGAACCAGATCGCCCGTCCCCGAATCGGGGCAGTCGACAAGGTCCGCAAACCCACCTTCGGCGTCGTCCGCGGCGTCTACAACTGATCATCACCACCATGCCTGAAGTCACCTTCGATTCCACCGATAACCCGGATGTGTCCTCCGCCCAGGAGGCCGCCCAGGCCAAGGCCCTAGAGCAAGGTGAGCGCCTGCTTGCTGAGCAGGAAGCCGCCACCCAGGAAACCTACGACCGTGCCCGGCAGGACGCCGAGTCCGAGCTCCGCTACGCCGGCAAGTTCAAGTCTGCTGAAGACCTGGAGAAGGCCTACAAGGAGCTCGAGAAAAAGCTCGGTCAACAATCCAATGAGGAGCAATCAGATGAAGTGTCAGGCGAAGGGGAAGGGGACCAAGAAGGGCCCGAAGAAGGGGACGGGCAAGAGGTAGAGGCTGACGAAACCGTCGACTTCCTCCAGCAGGCCAACGACGAATACTGGAGCAACAGTCAGGAACTGAAGCCTGAGACCGTTCAGAAGCTCAAGGAGCTGCCGTCCGAGCAGCTGGTTGAGGCCTACCTGAAGTGGACCAAGGATCAGCCTGCTGCCCAAGCCCAGCCTCTGGATGACGCCACGGCCAACGAGATCGTCAAAACGGTTGGCGGCCCTGAGCAGTATGCCCAGACCCTGGAGTGGGCAGCAGAGAACCTCTCCCCCGATGAGGTGGCTGCCTATGACAACGTCATCAACAGCGGCAACAAGGACGCCATCTTCTTTGCCGTCCAGGCCCTGGCCCAGAAATACCGCGACGCCGTGGGCTTTGAAGGCAAAAGCGTGAGTGGCAAGGCGACGCGAAGCACCGTGAAGGGATTCCGTTCACAAGCCGAACTCGCTCGAGCCATCAGCGACCCGCGCTATCGCAACGACCCGGCCTACCGGATTGACATCGAAGAACGGCTGGCTGCCTCTGGCGACCTGCTTTGATTCCAGTGCCCGCGTCCGTGGCCTTGTAACGGCGAAAATGTAAACCCTCCGTGGGTTACGGGTATGAAGGACTCTGCTGCCTTTGGCGCAAGTCTTTTTCTGGGAGGGGCAGGGTTGCCATAATCTGGGTTCGAGTCCCAGCTTCTCGCTTGACCGGGAGGTCGTTAAACATCCAGTCGACTGGAATGGGCCCGCTGCGGCGGATACCCCATGACGGACAACCCAACAACTGAATACTTCTTGCGCAACCAATCCTTCATGAAGGGAATCTGATCAACATTCCCGTCAATCAACACTGATCAATGGCAAACGCCACTCTTACCCGTCCCGGCCAAATCAACGGCGCCGGTGACTCTCGGGCCCTGTACCTCAAGCTCTTCACGGGCGAGGTGTATGAGGCCTTCCGCAACGCTACCATCTTCAAGGACAAGGTCCTCAACCGGACCCTCCGCAACGGCAAGGAAGCCCAGTTCATCCACACCGGTCGGATGACTGCTTCCTACCACACCCCCGGCACTCCGATCCTGGGCCAAGGCACTCCTCCGAGCGCCGAGACCACGATCGCAATGGATGATCTCCTGATCTCCAGCGCCTTCGTGTACTCGCTGGATGAGGTGCTGTCCCAG